GTATTAGGCCCGCTTGAGTTGATTGCTAATGGCCCACTCGCTACTGTTGGAGTGCCAAACCCAGCCGCTGCACCATCACTACCGTCTGAACCATCGTCTCCGTCAGGTCCAGTAGGACCTGTTGCGCCTGTATCTCCTCTTGGAATCGTAAAGGCGAAGACTTTTGCTGTGTTCGGCCCACTTGAATTTATTGAAGCATTCGTTCCAGCATTACCTGTTGTGACTGTTGGAGTCCCAAAGCCTGCTGCTGTGCCTGCTGGTCCTGTTCCTCCAGTAGGACCTGTTCCGCCCGTAGGCCCAGGAGGACCTGTGGCTCCATCCGAACCATCATCCCCGTCTGCACCAGCTGCACCTGTTGGTCCTGGAGGACCAGATGGGCCTGTCGGACCCGTAGGGCCGGTGGCTCCAGTTGCTCCTATATCTCCGGTTCTTGCGAATGTAAGGAATACATCTTCGCCGTCTGAGAATGGTGCTGTAGTGGAAAAATTGACTGCTCCAACTGTAATGTCGAAATAACCACTGTTTTCTGTTAGTGAGGAAATAGTCCATAGTATGAACTGAGAGGAGTCGGTTAGGTTGGTCATCTTCACATGACCCTTGATAGTGCTGGTGCTATCATCAATTGTTCTCAAGAAGGTCTGTATGTCCGTTCCGTCGAGGTCTGAGTCGTCTATGAAGATGTGATTTGCGTTTGATTGGTTGGGGCTGCTATTGACCCTCACCTTGCCCGCACCAGGGTCGCTGTCAGTAGTAGTGGTAGAGAAGTCATACTTGAAAGAGGCTCCACCAAAGACACCTGCTGGTCCTGTCGGACCTGTTGGACCCGTCCCTCCGGTTGAGCCAGGAGGCCCAGCAGGACCTGTAGGGCCGGTAGCCCCATCGTCTCCATCTTCTCCCGCTGCGCCGGTAGCCCCTGTATTTCCCTGTGAGCCTTGAGCTCCAGTAGGACCTGTGGGTCCTGTTCCACCAGCACTTCCTGTTGGCCCAGTAGGACCTGCTGCTCCTGTGGGGCCTGCGGCTCCGGTAGGCCCTGTTGTGCCTGTAATGTCTGCTATTTCAGACCAAGAGCCACCTGACTTCTTATAAATCTTATCATTAGATGTATTGAAGTGGAAGTCTCCATTGTTGCCCCCGCTTGGTGTAGTATTGCTGGAAGTCCATGTTGCACCATCAGAACCAGCAGGCCCTGTGGGTCCAGTTCCGCCCGTTGGGCCTGTTCCCCCTGTCGGTCCAGTCGGACCTGTCGCTCCGGTATCACCATCATCTCCATCTGGGCCGGTAGGCCCTGGAGGTCCTGCTGCACCTGTCGGGCCAGCACCTCCGGTGTTGCCTGTTGGACCAGGAGGTCCTGCTGCTCCGGTTGCTCCTGCTGCTCCTGTGGGGCCTGTTGGGCCTGCGCCACCTGTGGGTCCAGGTGGGCCTGCTGCTCCATCGTCTCCATCATCACCGGCAGCACCTGTTGCTCCCGTTGGGCCTTGTGCGCCTGTTGCTCCTTGAGACCCTGTGGGTCCAGGAGGCCCAGCGGGACCTGTTGCTCCTGTCGGCCCTTGTGCTCCTGTATCTCCAACATCACCAGTTCGAGCGAAGGTGATAAAAACATCCTCGCCGTCTGAGAACGGAGACGTGGCAGACGAATCAACGGCACTCACGGTTATGTCGAAGTAGCCCGTTTCTTCTGTGAGGGAAGAGATAGTCCATAGGATAAACTGAGATGAATCTGTGAGGTTAGTCATCTTCATGTGACCCTTAATGGTCGAAGTGGAATCGTCAATGGTGCGGAGGAAAGCCTGTATATCTGTGCCGTCAAGGTCGCTATCGTCAATGTAAATTCCGGTGGCGGCATTCTCAGTAGAGTTATCCAACCTTACCTTACCTGCACCAGGGTCAGCCTTGCTGGTTGTAGTGCTAAAATCGTATTTGAAAGAGGCTCCACCGAACACACCCTGAGGACCGAGGGGTCCCGTTGGGCCTGTTGAGCCAGGAGGTCCTGTTGGTCCAGTACTCCCACCGCTTCCTGTTGGTCCTGGAGGTCCCGCTGGGCCGGTTGAACCCTGTGCGCCGGTTGCTCCGTCGTCACCATCTGCACCAGCCGCTCCGGTCGCTCCCGTTGGCCCTTGAGCACCCGTAGAACCTGTTGGTCCAGCTGGTCCAGTAGCACCCGCTGCTCCTGTTGCTCCTTGAGACCCCGTTGGGCCTGAAGGTCCTGCAGGGCCTGTTGGTCCAGTACTACCCTGACTTCCGGTAGCTCCGTCTGCTCCCTTAGCAGCTAACGTGTCCCAATAGGAGGCGTTGGTGGGGAGTATAGAGCCGGATGAGGTGTGTGCTTGTTTGCACATATACGACTGACCATTCACGGTGTAGTAAACTGCATCATCAACAGTATATGCAGTAGCGGTAGCCCAATTACCCTCCCAAATCAAACCTTCAGGTCCTGTTGGACCTGTCGGTCCAGGAGGCCCCGTTGAACCACCTGGGCCTGTTGCTCCTTGACTACCAGTAGGACCTGGAGGCCCACTTGGGCCATCAGGTCCATCAGGTCCATCTGGGCCGGTTGGTCCAGTAGAACCTGTTGGGCCTTGACTTCCTGTAGCACCCGTAGGGCCAGCCACTCCTTGAGAACCTGTCGGTCCTGCAGGTCCTTGAGCTCCGGTTGAGCCTGTGGGGCCAGGAGGCCCTGTTGCTCCGGTGTCGCCTTTGTCGCCGGTTCGGGCGAAGGTCACTATTACATCATTACCATTTGCGAATGGAGATGCTGCAGAAGAATCTATTGGGCTAACTGTAATATCGAAATAACCTGTGGTTTCACTTAGAGAGGATATGGTGTATAGCAAAAATTTAGAGGTATCGTCAATCTTGGTGATTTTCACATGGCCTTTGATAGTCGAGGTTGAGTCGTCAATGGTTCTCATGTAGGACTGTATATCTGACCCATCGAGATCTGAGTCGTCAATGTATATCCCTGTTGCAGCATTTTGTGTTCCGTTATCCAACCGAACCTTCCCTGCTCCTGGGTCTGCATTAGTGGTGGTCGTTGAAAAGTCATACTTGAACGAGGCTCCCCCAAAATTCCCTTGAGCACCAGTAGCACCTGTGTCTCCTGTTGGTCCCTGTGAACCTGTTGGCCCACCCGCCCCTGTGGGACCTGTGGGTCCTGCTGGACCTGTCGGACCTTGAGCTCCGGTTGCCCCTTGACTTCCGGTACTCCCTGTAGGCCCAGCTGGACCCGTAGGACCTGCCGCACCTTGAGAACCCGTAGAGCCTGTGGGGCCATCCGGCCCCTCAGGGCCTGCTGCTCCAGTACTCCCTGTCGGGCCTTGTGTGCCTTGAGGTCCAGTGCTTCCCGTCGGACCCTGTGAGCCTGTCGGGCCTTGAGAACCTGTCGGACCTTGTGAGCCTGTAGGGCCACCAGGCCCTAAGTCTCCTGATGGGCTGAAATCAAGAACCCACTTCGAGCCGTTAGAGGGAACAGAGCCGTGTCTTGGGATAACATCAATCTTCCAATATCCTGTGGCTTCGGTCACTCCCGTCACTTGGAGGGAAATAACATCGAGGTTATCTCCATCCATACCTGAAAAAGTCAGGTAGCCCTTCCTGAGACCAGAAGAATCATCCCATGTAGCATACCAATCCTGAGCATCTCCTGAATCTGACTCATCATCAATGAAAATCTTGGTTATTGAGTTGAAAGTAGCGTGGTTAAATTTGAATGTATTCTGTGTTGGGTCTGAATCTGCAGTATTAGTGGTGAAGGCATAACCGTGTCCTCCCTTCTTCCCTATGGCTCCAGTTGAACCAGTAGGGCCTGCTGGTATTGTGAATGCAAAAATCTTCGCGGTATCAGGGCCGGAGGAGTTAATCGCCAATGTTCCAGCTGCGATTGTTGGAGTTCCAAAGCCAGCAGCAGTTCCCGTTGGGCCTGTTCCTCCCGTTGAACCAGTAGGTCCAGGAGGACCTGTTGAGCCTGTGTTCCCATCATCACCTTGTTCTCCTTCGTCTCCTTGAGGTCCGGCTGGTCCAGTATTACCCGTTGGTCCTGGAGGGCCAGCGGACCCTGTGGGGCCTGGAGGACCAGATGGCCCACTTGCGCTGTTTTGATACGCAAGCCATGTATCTGTTCCTGTCTTTCTCACATAGGATTTCTCGTATTGGCCGAGAACCTTAGCGAAGGCAGACCCGTTTAGAGTGACTCCCACACCACCGGCAATAGTGACCGCACCTGTTCCCATGTTGAGGACTCTTAATTCAGTCAAATTGGTGGGAAATGGAATGCTGGAATTGGGGGGTATTGTGAGTGTGATTGCGCTACCGGAACTGCACACTATGAGTTGTCCCTCGTGAGTGCGCGTGAGGGTAGCACTTGCTGTTATCGTGGTGGAGTTTGGTCGTATATCCATAGACCTACCACCTGCAGTAGAGCCATCACCGATGAACACCATCCCGCTTGTTGTGTCGCGGAAAATCTGTGCTCCGAGAGGAGTGACCTGAATCCTGTTAGCCTGTGTGTCTGTCAGCAGGTTCTTGCTGTCTGTAAGGTCAGGCATACTACTTCCTCCTACTCATCCCTATTAAAGCGTTAGTGTCCCGAATATCACAATACTACCATAGTCTGTATTTGACCCAACAATGAGAGGCCCAATATCTATGGTTGATTGTGCTGAAACATCTGCTGTTATGGTGCTCCAATCAGGAACTCCATTCACAACGGATAGAACCTGAGAAGTGGAGCCAATCTTGGGGGGCATATAGACGGCGTTTGTGGGGGCGGAATGGTAAAATCCCCCACCTACCCGAAAGAAGTCCCAGGAACCGTCTATGCTCGGTGTAGAATTGGTCTTAATGCCGTTTCCCTTAGTGTTGGTTTGGGGTTTCACATGAGCACCTGCCTTGATGGTGAAAGAGTCGCATATCAAGGTCAGACCGTCTGTGATGTATGCCGTTTGTCCGTCTGCAGACCCCCTTTGAATGGTCAAATTGTGCCAGGTCGCTGAAAAGGAGGTTCCAGTACCAAAGTTAGAGGTATCTCCGGTGGTGGGGATTCTAAAGCCTCCCGAAGAGGCAGTAAGAGTCCAGCTGGTCAATCCGGCATCGAAAGCATTAACAGTCACGGCCATAGTCCCATTGACTGTGAATTTCTTCTTCCTGTCGTTTATCGGATTATATGAAGCTGGTTTTCCTGTGGTTGCAGATACAGTAAGGTTTTGAATATCAACTGTGGTAAATCCCGACGGGAAGTTTGTTCCTGTATGAGCCGCGAGTGCTCCCATAGCCCAAGTCCCAGCACCTGATAAGTCGAGATGGGGATATTCACCATCTTCCAGCCCGAATGAGGTCGCATTGAGAACATCCATTTTGAATGTGAAGTTAGTCTTCCCATCGTATGCAGCCAATTCTCCAAAGGTGAGGTATCTTCCCTCTAAGGTATTGATTCCAGTAAATGATATTTCCCTGGCAGCTGTTGCCTTGAAAATGCAGTTGAAGTAAATGCCCTTCGCGGTCACATTGGTTGTGAAGGTGATTGTTCTGGCTGTTCCTGCATTTTCGTTGTAGTAGCCGTAGTCTATCCCCAACTCCCTGTCGCCTGACGATGGAGCCATTTCACACTTGATTTCCCCTATACTCGCAATGTCCCATGTGCAATCGTAAGCGCTCGTCTTGTCGAAAAATGCGGTGTCGTTAGTCCCTGGTACTCCGTTAGGCTGCCAATTAGTCGAGGTGCTGGCTGTTATAGAGCCACCGCTGCCAACCCATGTATATGAAGCCATTATTCAATCCTCGTTGAAGTGCTGCCTGTTTCGTAGGCTGTAGCCCCTTCTTCCGAGATAAGTTTCAGCAGTTGACTACTGCGTGTCCTGAATGTGCTTATCTGACTTCTCAAGCGCATATCGCTTACTCTTTGCTCTTCTTCTGGGACATGAGTCGGTATGGTGTCTATGAGGACTGAAAGGCAATCAAGGCACACCAAAGCCTTGACGCACTCATCCTTTTGAGCAGTAGTAACTGCATTGGTAGTGTTGTCTGCGAGATAAAGAACACCACGAGCCTGTTTATTGACCTGCTCGGTTCTCATCGTGATATACTGTGTGATTGTGCCTGAATTGAGCCCCTTCGGGTAATTCAGTAAATCGCGGATATTGGCTTCAGTTGCTGCCATTCCAGTCCTCCGGCACATCGAGGAAAATAGCATTCCCAGGAACTTCGTTCATGCGCCGAATAACTGTGAGCTTCTTCGTCAGAATCAATGATTCAGCCCACCTTGAATTGGGGAGCCAATACATCTTGTTGTTCAACATACCAACGGCTCTGAGCTTAGGGTGTTGCCTATACATTCTGACGAGCCAACCATGCCCAGGAATCCAATGGGTTTCCCTGTGGCGTAGCTCAGCTACTGATGCTCCTTCATCGAAGGGTATTCCATTTGCCTTGAGACGACCAGCGATAGCTGCCTTCGTATCTTTCTTTGGCGTAGGAGATTCACTCTTCTTCTTCTTTGCTGCCATTTGCCTTCACCTCTTTCTTCGGAGCCTGCCTCTTATTACCTTTTGGCTTCACAGGTTTAGGTTTTGGGGAACCCATATCGAGGACATACGCAACCATTGCTGCATAATGAGCATCTAAGCCTTCAGGCCATTCATCAGGACACTCTTTACCTTGAGTCGCACAGATGTTGGCGAGCTCAACCATTCGGAATGCTTCAGTAAAACGAGCCACACTATCAGCTTCTAACGCCGGTCAGTTTGACTATGCGGTTGTTCTTACCGCTGGCCGCACCATCCTGCATTTCATGGACTACATCTCCATAGTAGGAGGTCAGGAGCCAATCCCAACCGACACCAGGTAGGCGGGTCAGTTCGGTTTCCTGGAATCCAGGTCCATTGTAGGTGAAGAATTCGGCAGTCTCACTACCAGGAATCATAACCAATGAGTCATTTCCGAGTGCGCCGGTTGCGCCAAAGTCGCGAGTGTAGAGAACACTTAGAGAAGCAATGCGTCCCAAATGGTCGCCCAGAGACTCAACCACGTTTCCGTAAAGAGTTGTGTTGAGGATTGAAGACCTCTTGTCTGCAGGTAGGACGAGTGTTAGTCCCTCGTCACCCGACACGCGGGCGTTTGCGAATATCTTATCCATAGTCACCAGAAGGTCACCCTCTTCGTCAGCCGAGCCAGACCCGAAAACAGCCGTAGCTGCCTGTGTCTGTCCCGCACCAGCGACAAGGTCAGTTAGAATCTTGTTGTCTATGCTGTCTGCACGAGCGCGGATAATACCCATCTGCTGGCGGTCCATAGTCTCCCATGACTCCCCACGCAGTAGTACTGTGTCGAGGAAGACCACGCGGCCCTGTCCCTTAGCGAGTTGGGTCGTGTAGGAGGTAGTCCCAATCTTAGTCGGGTCGGTCACGGAAGCGTCATCTATCGGATAGGTGAAGGTTCCCTGTGTTCCAGTATACCATTTGAATTCCAACCAGGGGACAGTTCTTGTCCCGACCAGCTTCGTTCCAATCGAAATCACATTCGATTGTAGCTGTATAAAGTCACGGAGAGTCTGCTCAAGCACCGCATCTGGTGGGGCCATAGGACCCTGAGCGGCTATCCAGCTGTCGTCATTTGCGCGGAGTATAGAGTCAAGTGTTATGTTTGCCATTGTATCACCACCCCGCCATCGTTGTATTAACGGGAATCAGAAGACCTGCCGTATTTGCACTCGTAGTCAAAGCAGGTCCGAGGTAGGTTCCAACCCTGACAGCCGAGTTTGAAGAAGAGATGCTAACATGACCGTCCGCTGCTGCGGTTTGGGTCACATAGATTGCAGTTCCGGTCACGAGTGCCTCGCCACCGACTGATGCACAGAAAATCACTCCACCCGAAGGGTAGAATGAAACCCTGCCCGCAGCCAAAAGTGCTTGGTCGTAGTCACGCTGTGACTCTTGAACCGAAACACCCACTGGGGTATCAGTCACAGCCGCGACCACCGTTAGGTTGCCGCTGCCGTCTGCTTTCAATAGTAGTCCTTGCGAGGCGCACGTCTGACCGCTCGCCATATCGCCGTCAATTGGGTCCTGAAATAGTCTTCCTGCCATCTTAAATCATCCTCCTTTCCTTTGCTTGTTCGTAGGTTGGAGCAGAAAGGTCGTCGTTGTTCATCTGGCCGTTCCATTGGTCAGCCCAGACATTCCAGACTTGTGCATAAACAGATTCAGGGGTTGAAACCTTCTCTCCGTTTAGGAAATTCGTGACCATAGCCTCTTCAGTAGCCTCCACAATTGCGGGAGTAGCCGATGTGTCGGCCTCAACAGGCTTCATTTCGCGCTCTTCCACAGGGGGATGTGCGTCATTCCATGAAGCGATTAGCCCTGTTAGGGTATCGGTATTCAAGTCATCGTGGCCCTTCATTCCCAGCTTTGTTGCTTCATCAACGAGCTCCTTTCGCTCGCCTTCCGCTTCTTCAGCGGCTTGGGCGGCAAACTCGTCAATGGTTGCGTTTGCCAGGATGAGCTCAGCACGAAGGTCATTTAATTCGTCAATTGCCGAAGTGTCTTCCACTTCCGGCGCATCAAGATTGTCTTCTGTCATTGCAGTCACCTGTTGGTAATTAGAGGGAAGACTCTTGCTACATATAAACTCCTGTGTTGCTTCTTCCGTTTCAGTGCTTTCTGCAACCTCTATTCGCTCCACCGAGTCTATTTTCGCCTCTTCGTAGGCTGGTTTATGGACTATTGCGAGATGGTCAAGGTTAAAATCAGCACCAAACCACATTTCCACCGTCCCATCCTTGTGTTCTGCGACTGTTTCAGGCATTCCTGTTCCGCCGATTGATACTCCATAGCCTTCTCGTAGCCATAGGCCGGATTCGAGGGCTTCAAAGAGTTCGCTACGATAAACATCTGCTATGAATTTGACTACCCATGCGTCTGAATCGGTTATAGATGCCGAGATAACCTCACCTACTACTGCCTCTTCAACCCCACCGTCCATATTTCGAGTAAAACCACCTGGCCCTGCTTCGGGGTGCAGTAAAGTCAGGTCTATCCCATTGAGTTGCGAAGACACAGATTCTGCGCCCTCACGAGTGAGACCCCATGAGTTCTTATTGATTCCTTCGGTGAATGCCGTTCCGGTAATTCTCACCACTTGTCTGCCTGTGCTCGCTTCTAATTGCACAATAGCACTATCGAGGTTGAAGTCAAGGGTCACAGAAACCTTCTGGCAAACCCCATCAACCAATTCTTCATCAACACCACATATCGGTGCTTCTTCCGCCACACAATTACAGCCACAGTCACAGCTCATAAACAGGCCTGGGTGTTTCAGTTTATTTAAGCCTTCTTTCGTTTCCCGCCGAAATACTCTACTCCATGCCCTTCTCGGATTAGAGTTGCTGAAACATCGTGCTTATGCCCCTTGTTATCAACCACGAATAGCTGACCCAAGCAGCGACCAAATTTCCCCACACCATGAGACTTGACTATCACCTTATCAACATCTTCACTCAATAAATCCCATAACCTGCCTTTCGCTATCAAACCCTTCCTCTTTTCCCTGGCATCTCGAGTGCGCGTCTCAGGCGTGTTAATGCCGTAGAGACGAATGCGAATATTCCTGTGAGTGTGGAATCCCAAATCAACGGAAGCATCTATCGTGTCGCCATCAATAACCCTGAGGACTCGTATCTGGTATTCCCACATCATCCCACCTGCACATTATACCAATCTGTTCCTCGGTAATATGTGTCGTCTAATCCGAAGGTTGAAAATATGTCGTAGCGGCCTTCTGAGACTCCTTCAACAGTCAGATTCACATAGTCCCAATCTTGGAAGGTGGTTTCATAGGTCATCATTTCTTGAATACCAGCCCATTCTCCAGTTTCATTAGAGGAGGTATTGTTGTAGTAAAAGGTCCAGATGACTGTTAGGTTGTGGGGAGTCTGGCAGGTTAAATCAGCATCCCAGGTTAGAGTCATGTTATCGGCCTGGTCATCGTAAGTCCAAAAGGCATCCCACATTTCAGCCCTACAACCGCAGTCTGTATGAACCGTTGAGTCATATTCACAGGTTCCATCATCTTCTTCAGCCCACTCATCGTAATTTGAGGCTGTTTCATTCGTGCAACCATAATTGGTCTGATTTCCTGCGTATTCACATGAACCGTCATCATCAACGGCTGTTTCGTTGTAATTTTCAGCATTGGGGTCTGTGCAACCACTTGGAGGCAATATCACAGTATTATTTTCCTCTTCCGATTCCTCCTCCGGCTCATCACTCCCATCTCGGCAATTCTTGTAGCCATCATTCACTAAAGAGGCTTGAATGGTTGAACCATCCCCACAGGTGAAGTCGGATTCATACTCCCAATCGTCGTCGGTAATCCATTCATCGTCACCCGCACCGTAGGGGGTAATATCGAGAATACCGACCATCTCAACTGCAGGCATCAGTATTGCTATTATCGAGCCTATGGTGATAATCAATTGGCGCAATTCTGTTGCGCGAAGATTGATGACTTCGATAATGGAGTCGGCTTCATCTTGAGTCAACAAATATTCCTCCCTACATTTCATCAACAACGAGAGGTATTCCTATACTTGCTGCTACTGCACCTAAAAACAAAGTCATAACCTTCCTGCTGAATTCGTGTATAAAGTCCTCAAGGGGTTCGAGCCTATGCTCTATGAGAGCAATACTGGTGCGTATCTCGTTAATATCCTTCTCAATATGAATCAGGTGGTTATCCCTGATATTCCTAACATCTTCTCGTGTTTCTCTTAGCAGGTCGCTTAGTCGCGCTATATCATCATTCGTCGGCATTTTCATCCTCTACTGATTCTTCTTCTTGTTCCGGTTGAACGATTTCATCTCCTCCGGCAACTCCCTCCAAGCCAATGATTTCTCTTGCCTCGTTCAGGGTGAGAACGCCTCCAATAAACCCTGAGGTTCCTCTCGCCATAGTTTCGGCAGGAGATTCTTCCAATAGAGGAGCGAAGACAAGAGTCGGTATTCCACTCAATTTGTGAGGAAGACCTAACAATTCCAGATGTCTTGAAAAGAGCTCCCTGATATGTTGCGCTACAACAGTCTGCAACCTCTTGATGCTTTGGAAAGACCAGATATTAGCATTGTAAGTCGCTGCGAATGTTGAACCGCGTTCTTGACCAGCTGCTACGCGGGGAACCTGCATTACGGCGGATATATCGGCGTTTATCGCGTCCAGGAATCCTGCGTTGTCAGGAATGGTATTCGTCAAATCAACATGGTGCATTTCGACATAGTGGGGGAGGATGGGAATCTGGTCACTCCTTAATCCACCGAGAAGCGTCCCAACCTTAGTAATTATGTGGTTAAGGCGTTCCTGCTGTTCTGCTGGGTCTTGAATGTGTTCAATGGCTTCAGGACCAATTGTGATGAATTGCTTTGTGAGAGAATCTTCCAGGGAAATCCTGTTATTCATGGAGTTGTATTTCGCTCGGATTGCTTGCTTGAGAGAAGAAAATCGTGATGCTCCCCATATCCCATAACTCTTCCTGCCGAGTTTGTCCTCAAACCAATTACTGCGGTAATCTATCCGCAGATGCCAGATTTCGTCTTTCGACCACGCTTGTTCTGTTTGTTGCTGTTCCCTGAGGACGTAAAATTTGTTCTCAATGATAGGATTTGCTTCATCTGCGACGAATGGTGCAGTAAACGGTCTGCTTGCATCTATTTTCGCCCTTTCATCAACGATGGTTATCTGCTTTGCAGGTAGAGACTGCACATTCGTAAGCCCCACACCCATTTTTCCTGACAATTTGTTAATGTCGTTCCCATACACCATCATATTTCGCATAGCATTTATAAGAATATCGTCAAAATCCAGGGTTTCCTCCACGAGCTCGCGTATAGCGTTCCTAATGCGGCGATTTTTGCCTGTGGTGTAGTCAATTCCCCAATCGTTAGCAGAAAGACTGATTGCCCTGACGGCCCCATTGAGTTCAGGGTCTAATTTCAGCATATCATCATAAATGTCGAAGTCGTTATCGTAATTTGCTGTGGTTCTAAGTGTGTTTGTCTCGCTGAGAATGTCCGATAGTGCAGCCGATACCGGCAAATCACCCACCTTTGCAGCCGTTCCCACGATGTTATAAGTCGCTCCTTCTTCAGGGTTTCCAGCAGTTTCACCCTTGAACGGAACATAATCTGCCATTTTCTCACCCGAGCACTTTTCTGTGACGCTTTCGCGTATTTGAGCGTGAGGAGTGACCACATTTAAGGCTTTTGAGAATTTTTTCTATTCTTTGCGTTATATGACGAATCATTAAACCGCAGCGCCGCACTACATTCTGGGGTATTCATTCTTTTCTCTATGGTATCTGTATCGTATAACTGTGTAGTAAAGTGTGAAAGCGAAGAGGAATACTACGCGAAAACTGAGTCCCATAGCAGTATCAACCAGGTCCGACACACCAAAGGGGACTGATACGCAGGTGGTTTGGATATTGTCTCCATAGTCCTCAGCGTAGCAGAAGTCAGGGCAATTTCCGTCATATAAACAGTCAACGCCCTTCTTCCAATCTAATTCCCAAAATGGAGTCTCTTCTATTACTGCCATGCCTCAGTCTGAAAACGGGGTGCCTCCAAATAAACCTTTCCATATCCCATAGAGAAAAGAAAGATTAGTGAGAAAGGGCAGCATAGCTCAAATGTATTTATTTAATGCAGGGAGACAAACATTAAAATAAATTCCGAGAACAACATTGATAAGGAGCCGCAGCGCACGAACAAACATGAACGGGGGTGACTACGACGAGGCCGCAGACCTTGTCGCTGGTTTAATAAACGATAAAGAATTTGAAAGTGATAGGCAGTTATCTGATTGGTTAGCTGAAAACTATCCAGAACGAAGTCAGAATGGTTGGCGGTGCTTCATCAGCCGATTTAGAGTGAAACATAAGGTCATAGTGGGGGATAAGGGCTACAAGACTTGCGATACCTACTATGTGAAGGAGAACGATACCTACATAACCTACCTCGCGAGTGCGAAACATAACGTGGTGGTTCCTGGCCCAATCCATAGAGCCATGAAGCAGGAATACTCGAAATTGGTCGGTGATGGTGAAACATCATCAACAATCTCCATGATGTATGGGTTCCCTGAGACTTGGTTCGATGAATACCGCAGGAAACATGGTTGGCTCCACTCAATGCTACCTTACACAGATGAGGAACTCCAGGAAAGAGATGTGGATGACCTGGTTGATGATTTGGTCGCTAAGAACAGGAAATTGGTTCAGGAAAAGTATGTCGCGGAGAGGAGGAAGCAAGTCGAAGAAGATGCTGAAAAATGGCGTCTCCTCGAAGATGGCCTATTCAGTCATATCACCTTTTCTGAGGCTCCAAAGACCATAAAGCGAAAAGCGTTGAAACCATCCCCCTCAGACCGACCATACGCTCTCATAGTGTCTCCTACTGATTTCCATTGGGGAAAATACGGTTGGGAAGACGAAGTGGGCGAACAGTACGGTTTCAGCGAAGCAAAGGGCAGACTTTACGAAAAGACTGCCAGGCTTATGGGTATGTTGCCTCATTCACCAGAAAAAATCATCGTAGCGGTTGGCTCAGATTGGTTCCATATTGATAACGACTCAGGGACTACTACAAAGGGAACTCCTCAAGATATGGCAGGCTCCCCCGCTGAAATTCTAATGAGCGGGTTTGAGTTGGCTAAGGAACACCTTGAATTGCTGAGGGACATTGCTCCGTTAGAAGTGGTGTGCATAGGGGGTAATCACGATAGGCACACCAGCCTGGCGTTGATGCTATACCTGAAGGCCACATTCGACAATTGTGACGATGTTGAAATCATAGTAAATCCGAATCTTCGACAGTATGTGAAATATGGTGATTCCCTGCTTGGTTTCACTCATGGAGACAAGAGTACTGCTAAACTGCCTGAACTCATGGCAGTAGAACAGCGCAAAGAGTGGGGAGAACACAGATACCACCTGTGGTTTCACGGACACCTGCACTTTCGCAAGTCTGAAGAAAAGGGAGGGACGACTGTTATCCAAATGCCGAGCCTTAGTGGGTCTGACCGATACCATCACAGACACGGCTATGTTAGCTCGGAAGCAGGACTTTCAGCTTACATCATAGACCATGAAGAAGGGCTAATTTCTTCACTATTCGCTCCGGTGGCTTAGATGGAAGGAGATACCTTCGAGGGAGCAGTTTACTGCAAAATGTGTGGTTGGGCTTCGCGTGTGATAAGCAGGGGAAAGGCCATTAAGGGTGAGTGCCCGTATTGTGGTACTGAAAAATCACTGGAGCCGTTGTAATGGGCGTAATGCAAGGAATAAACCTGGAACGCTCGCGTAAGGATGTGAAGCACTTCTATGAGTGGCTTAATTATGTCTGGGGAGACCACATCGGAGACTGGATGGACCTCTTTGCTGATAGAAAGG